ACTTAGATTAGGTCCCGAAATGTTTACTGGTTCAATGGTTGGTGTCCCGTTTGTACCAGAAGGCATCATATAGTTCTTGTAAAACTGTATTTTAGGTCTTCCATCAACAAATAGCTCGCCTGAGTCATTATCAAATCTGATATCCTCCTTATAGATAGACATTAGTTCTCCTAATGTCTGCATTGCTTTTTGCGGAGATTTAGAACCAATTGGTACGGTCATCTTTAATCTGAAAGATGCATTCATAACAGACCAGATAATTCTGGTATATTCCATTATTCTTAATACGTTATAGGGTCTAATTAATCTCTCAACGTAGCTTATTCTAGAAACCGAGTTTCCTTTAGCATAAGAAATATAGATGATCTGCGAATCGTAAAGTACCCTTCTTTTCTTATCATCATCCGGATACTGAACCCAAATGTTTAAAAAGGTCCCATCCAATTGCTTTTCTACGCTAGGCTGCAGTGTTGTCGGATCTAATTCCTTAAAACCTATTATTTCCTTTCCCTTATCGTCATAGATCATCTCAAATGCTAGAAATCCTTCAACCAGAAACTGCCTAAATAATTGCCAAGCACTTATATCGTCATTGAAACCCCATACATCATACAGCTTATTGTATGTGGTATTGATGTCATCCAACAATTGCTTTTTAGAATCAGTAAAATTAAGGAAAGATGGATATGCAAAGAAGTGTTTAGAATCGTAGGTAATTGCTTCATCAGCAACAAGATCCAATAGATAATCTATCTCTGAATTTAAAGCAAATTTTCTGAGAAATTCTCTTTTACCCCTATAATCCTTATCAAAATACGAGATGTATTGTTTTGTCTGGGTATCTTGTTTTGCCAGAGCGTAAAGAGTTGTCTCGTCTTCGATTGGATTCTTTTTCAAGAATATCGCTTCTGTTGCTCCGATCGCCTGGGAATTTTTAATCACCAGATCGTTATACCTCATACCAAAAGAGGATAAGCTTTTTACGCTATCCCTAATCCTTTGTATGATCGGTGCTTGTTTTGAATCATCAACGAAACCTGCCATTATAGTTTTAACTTAAATTGTAGACGTAAATGATTTATTTCTTTCGTCCATAGTTACTATATATCAAATTTAAAGTGGACCCTTCAATCCTGGAGAGGTTTAAATATGGTATCTTAATCCAATCATCAGGGCTAATAAATTTAAATCCTGGTATGTATTGGACTTTAAAACCATAATAGGCCGATTCAAATCCGCTTCCGTCGAATATTCTTTTTGCAGAATTATAAGAGAGTTTAGATGAAGTTGATTCGATAGATTCAGTATTTGCTTTGTCGTCCTTCATATCATATCCCAAGACTTTAGAATATGTGCTAAGTATATTTGCTCTCTCCGAAAAGGGTACAAGATTTAGATCTATACCAAAGATTGTATTGCGTGGGGAATTTGATGGTATTGGTAAAAGTATCAATAAAGGCCTTCTGTCTATAAAATCTCCATCGAATTTAGGATCAAATTTAGGCTTATACTCAAATGAATAGATTGATCCTATTTTTAAATTGGGCCAAAAAGAATCAGCACCTGATTCAAAATAGCTCAGGTTAAATGAGTTATTGGTTGCAGAAAAACACTCCTGCAGTGTTTTAAAACTATTCCGGTATTTCTGTGCTGAATCGTCAAATGAACTCATCTATTCTGAAAAAGGAATTTTTCATCAACTACCTTAAATTGGAATCCACTTTTTTCAGCCCAATCTTTAGCTGCCTGGAATTTACACATATTAACTATCCAGGTTCTCATTCTATCGTTATGAGCTTTTAGCGATTTTGCAGTAGTGCGGGTTGATTCAAGGACGGGTTTTATCGTTTGTTTTTGCGGTTTTACCTCAAGAATCATTTCATCCACCTGTCCATCATGTTTTTCAACTTTAATATAAAAATCGACATAATATGTATGGATCTTTTGATCCAGTTTAGAATAATATGGAATACCAATTGGTTCGGAACTCCATTTTATTATCTTATCATTCGTATCACAGAAATTGCAGAATCTAGTTTCCCATGAGCTCCTGCAAATAATATTATTTACGTCGCCGATGTATTTATTAGGATTCTTTGGCGAAAATTGGCCAGAGATGAATCCACCGCTAGGTTTTACTTTCTTGATTGACATCACACATTGTATGTATTGTCGTCGCCTGTAATGTAACTAAAAGGAATTGTTTTTGGTGAATTTGGTGGATGTATTTTCTTCCAACCTTTTGCAAATCCATTCTTTGCTATCTGTGTGAAGTATGCAAATGGATTGTCTGATTTATTAGGATCAAATCTGTCCCAGTATTTACAAAGATCTTCTAAAGCAAATGCTATGCAATCGTCCTTGTCGTCCTGATCCTTGTAGGCCATTTTTCTAGAGATACCATCCGTCATGAGCATGAACATACCGACAGTTTCTCTGGTAAGCTGTCCATTGGATTTTGATTCTTTTATTGCGCGAAGTAGATCGGCATTCTTTACGTATATTTTAGCCATTTCTTTCCTTTTTTAAACAGAATTGTCCGGCTTTATTAAAAAACCGGACAATTCATTATAGTCTATAATATTTTCTAAGTTTCAAGCCTTTATATCCTCTTTTCCCGTTGAGGATAAAATAGGTTTTCCGTCTGGCGCTTTTGCAAATTTTCCGATCGTTGGATCTACGAAAGCCTCACCTGGCTTGTTCTGATCCGGACCCGAAGGTGCAACTGCAAAGTTCCTACTTAGTTTTTTTTTACGTCGTCGTTTTCGTCCAGATTGTATCCCATCTCAGCATTTACCTTGATGTCTACGTCTCCTTCTGTACCAGGTGCTGTAGCTAAATTGTGACCCTCAAGATCTTCAATGTCTTTAGCTCCTGATTTATCTTGTGAAGCTGCCTCTGGTGCTTCAGCTAATTGCTGATCAGTTTTTGCAATTTCAGCCTTTTCGTCCAGATTGTATCCCATCTCAGCATTTACTTTGATGTCTATATCACCTTCTGTACCAGGTGCTTCAGCTAAATTTTGATCTTTAAGATCTTCAATATCATTAGCTCCTGATTTGTCTTGCGAAGCTGCAGAAGGTGCAACTGCCATTTGAGATGCGTCTGTAGCAACTGCTGAAGCCTCTGCTAAGTTATATCCCATTCCGTCAGCTACTTCCATCTTCTTGCTGTGTGCGTCGCCTGGAGCATCAGCCAGATTGTGATTAGTTAAATCCTCGATATCTTTTTTAGCAGCAGTTTCTTGTGTTTTGCTTGCTGGAGCATCTGCTAAATTTGGATTCTCCTTAGACAATTCATTAGATTCTCTTAAGTTGTATCCAATTTCTTTATTTGCTTCAAAATCTACATCTGGATTCTTTCCATCAGGTGCAGTAGCCAATTGAGCTGCTTTCTCGTTCTTAACGTCGTTTTTAGATCTTTCAGCCTGAGCAGCTATGCTTTTAGGAGCTTGTGACATTAAAGATTTAGCCTTCTTCTCGATAGTAGTATCCTCTTTAGTAGCTTTTTCCTTGTCAGGAGCAGCAGCGAAAGTTGGCTGTTGAGCTTCTTTCACTTCTTCTTCCCCGTTATTATCATCTGTTTGCTCTGGGTTAGACTCAGGATTTTCGTTAGCTGCTAACTCATTCTCATCTTCAGCTCTTTTTATAGCTGATGACATATCTTCGATCTCATCCATTCTATATTCGCCAGTTTTACCAGCGTCCGTTAGGATTACATAAGATCCAGAAGAAGAATCTATTGAGATAACCTTACCGGAATCTCCAGATTCTTTAACACGAACTGCATCGCCAATCGCGTATTTTCCTTCGTCCAATAGGATTTCTTCGTATCCATTTTCGAATAACTCCAATTCAGAATTGATAGCTGACCATTTCTCTTTAAGAACGTCTAGCTCTTTTTTCAATTGGTTGTAAGCAGTTTTGATCTGTGTTGAAGATTCGTAAAGAGGATTAGAAGCCATTATGGTTTCAAGTTTCTTAACTTGCTCTTCTATTACTGTCATATTATCAAGGACCTTTTTGCGGTCG